TTGTGTCGCTGCTGTGTTTGATGATGCACCATTTCCACCGCCACCAGTTCCACCGTTTGTTACTGTTGTGCTATTTCCAGATGTACCACCACCGCCTCCTGCGTATGTTACAGATGTACCAGTTATAGAATTAGCCCTACCATTTCCACCAACACCAATATTTCCACTTGAAGAAGTACCAGAAGTGCCAGCCGTGCCAGCTCCTCCTCCTCCACCTCCAGACCTACCACTTGTAGTTGCAGCACCTCCATTATTTCCATATCCATTTAATGGTGATATATTACTTTGATTTGCAGAACCACCATTATTACTACCACTAAAACAAGCTGCACCACCACCACTGCCACCAGCTTTACCAGATCTATCTCCAATAGTTACACTTGAACCACCACCACCGCCTCCACCATTTGAAGTATATGAGGAAAAAACAGAATTACTTCCGTTTGTTCCAGGTCTTACAGAAACAGAACCTCCATTTCCACCTGCACCAATAGTAACAGTATATGGTGTATTTTTAGCTATATTAGTAATTGTGCCTTCTAATAATCCACCAGCACCACCGCCACCAGCCTCATCAAATCCACCACCACCACCACCTGCAACAATTAAAACATCAACCGATACAGTTGTAGCAGCTACATCTAAGGTCGCACCCGTTAACGTTGCCGCTCCCGTTACACTTGCCTCCAAGGTTGCCGTTCTTAACAAACTTGCATCTGTGACAGAGCCAGCAGCCATTAATGAAGATACAAATGTAACTCCGATACCTGCCTCAACACTTGTCTGTGCCGTTGCAGTCATTTCTGCGGATATAATCCTTGTTATCTGTGCGTCAACCGTTGTCTGTGCCGTTGCATTTAACTCCGCATTAACTGTATAGGATAAAGTAGCATCTGCCGTAGTATTAGCCGTAGCATTTGCAGCTGCGTTTACTGGTATGGTTAACTGTGCTGTACTTTGTGTGTTAGCTGTTGCAGTAGCACTTGCCTCAATTACTTTGGTAAGCGTAGCGTTTAATTCTGTCGTTGCACTTGTGCTTGAACTACTTTCTAATGTAACTGTGCGTTTAATTTCAGCCGCAACAGTGCCTAATCCTGTTAAAGATGCATCTACACTAACAGAGCCTTGAGATATAACTTCAAGTACACTTGTAGTTGTAGCGGTAGCATTTAAACTTGATTGAAGATATTTTACAATCGTAGCTGATGTATTAATATTGGCATTAGCAGCCATACTACCATCAATACTAATAACCTTTGTAAGATTTGCAATTGTTGTGGCATTTGCAGTAACAGAAGAAGCAACGTCAATAATAAGTTGCTGACCACTTGTTAAAGTAGCAATAGTAGATGCTGAAGCATTTGCTTGACAAACTAAGTATAATAACGAATTAACATTAGCAGATAAATTAGCAATTCCATTTATAGAAGAAGCTACATCTATAGTTAATGCATAAGAACCAGTATATGATGAACGATAAACACCCGTACAAAAAACAAATCTTCTATCGTTTGAAATGTCAATTTTTTCAATTTGATATAGACTATCTCTATAAACAAATCTTGAATCTGTTGTGATATTTTGATTATACCTTAAAGTAAAATTTATTTTTTGCTGAGTAACAATTTTATCAGCATCTTCTTCCTCAAATCCACTTTTATAATCTAAAGCAGTCCATAAAGTAGCAATGTTTGAATAGGTTTCACTTTGAAATCCACTATCAGATTGAGATATAACCCTGTTTTGCAGAATTACTCTTTCTCTCATTTTTCCAACAATTTCATTCTTATTATACCCAATCATATTTATACCTATTTAACATAACGTCAGTTGCAGTCGGCATTTTATGGACACTATCTGCTCTATTGTCATACATAGAGGCAATCATTTTTAATACTGCTATCCTAATGTCTGAAGGGCAATCTGTAGCAGCAGTTCCATATCCAGCAGTATAAGTAATAGTCACATCATTTAGAGACAAGTAAGTATCCGGAAAGTCTTGATCTACTGCTTCACCTATAATGCCTCTAAATGTATCTACCTCATATAAACTTGGTGATAATACTTGAGAAACACCATTTTCATCTAAATAAGTAATAGACGATACCGCAATACAAGGATATACTAACAATTTAATTACGTTTTCATAATCAGTTGCTACTTTGTAGCTTGATGGAAAACGCTCTAACTTTTGTACAATAGTTTTTGTAAGCGTAGATATATTTTGTCTTGATTCTACGGCTTGTCTTGCAGCCTTTAGCATTGTAGTAATAAGAGAGTCATCAGTTGAATCATCAACTTTCAAATAATTTTTGACTTCCGCAGATGTCCATAATTCATTTGTCTGATCAACTGTTACTCTCCAAATTTTCATCGCTTAATTGCTTTTTTAGGTTTTTCGCTAATCTTTGTTTCTATAACTGGATTATTTTCAGCTACAATAGGTTTGTCTGTTACAGATTCTGCTATTCCTGCTTTAATCAATTCCTTTGCCGTCATCTCATTTAATTCAGCCACATCCCCTTGAAAATAACCAAGGGAATGTGGTGAACCAGATGGCGATTGAATAAATCGCACCTTCATATTATGGATTTTTAGCTACAAAATACGCAGTATACTTAGTTGACTGTGTACCAACACCAGTTAAAACTAATCTATACTTAGTACCACCAATTATGGCATCTTCGTTAGACTGAACTAAACCATTTGTATTTAGTGTATCTAATGTAGCAACGCTGGTATAATCAGTAGAACTTGCAGCTTGTAATACTGTAGGCAAAATGTATGTAGTGCCAGACAAGTTAGTAGCTACAATAGACCAATAACCGCTCCACGGGCTTAACAAGCTTACCGGAATAGTAATAGTGTCTATTTCAGTATTAGTAATCGTGTCACTAACTGAATAGCTATAAAAAGTGCTTGATGCATCATCATAATTAGCATCAAGTGTTTTACTTCGGTCGTTTTTAAATGCAGTCAATCCAATGGCAGCAAAAACAAACAAACCAATTAAAATATTCTTCATTTTATTAGGATTTAAATACCAGTAATATCCGCATCTTTAATAGCGGCAAATGATTTAGCATGACGTACGGCAGAATCCCACCAAGAGTTAACTACAATGGTAACCAATGCATTTTTGCTTGATGAGTATGGATCAACCACAACATCTAAACCAGCCCATTGTCCAATTAACAATTCAGCAAAGTTTCCAAAAATTACTGAATGTAAATCAGTTCCACCACCTTTAGTTAAGTTACTTGGTACTTGTGTAGAAACATAAGCACGGTATCCGTTTAACAAGTCAGTTCTAACTCCTTGTTGTCCAACTGGTGGCGCACCATCATTCCAAACAAACTGAGCAGTACCACTTGCTTTCTCAGTATTCTTTAAGAAACCTCTTACACCAGGTGTAGTAAGGTAAGCTAAAGTACCAAAGTCAGCATTATCGGTAGCCAAAGCAGTTTCAAGGTCAATAATATGCTTGTATGTCAAAGGACCACCATCAGTACCAATTGCAACTGAACCAATACCAGCAGTATTTAAAATACCAAAGAATGGTTGTGTTGAATTATCGCCATTAATCAAAGCATAATCTAATGCTCTATTAACTGCTTCGCTCAAACGATTTCTTACAAAATTCTCAACGTCAATAGATGATTGAACAAGTAATTGCTTAGAAATATCAGTAAAAGCACCCAAACGATTAGGTGACATACTAATTTTATCAAAAGTTGGGCTTGTCTCATCATTGGCAGAGTTTTCAGTTTCCCAAACCGCAGTAGCCGCAGCATCATTACGAGGAAAATCTAAATTACCAGTCAATCCTGTAAGTAAGGTTGCACCAGCTTGAATAACTGCCAATCTTGGGTCAAGGAATGGAATCAAATCACCCAAAATAGTTGGTACAGTATTACCACCAGCAACTGCACTCGTAGCAGTCATATCTCTCTTCTCATTCTTTACAATCATTTTAGGAATGTAAAGATTACCCGAAGCAGAGATACCAGCTTGTTTAAATTCTCTTTCAGCCTCTTGGTGCATCTCTAACTCTAAACCATCAAGGTTTTTGTTATTAGCAATAAGATTAGCTGCTCTAAGGAATGAATAACCTTTTTTAACTCTTTGCTCATCGTTAACTTTGTTTTCGTTAACTTTTGTTGCAGGAGTAGCCATTCTTTTAGTTTCGGCCTCAATCATCAAATGATTATCAATATCATTCTCTAAATTGGTAACCTCTGTCCTAATTGTAGTTAACTTTGACCTTTGATCGTCATTGGCATTTGCACCCAATGTTTCGATAGCAGAAATCAAAGTGCGCATTTCTTCTATTTTAGCGGAACGCGACTGTTTTAATTCATCTGATTTCAACATTTTAATAATTTTTTAATTTGTTTAAAAATTCAACAAACTCATTGAAATTGCATTCCGCTTTTTCATTTTGTTGAATATAATTTTCCATACTACGAGCAGCAACAGTAGTGTTTGGGTTAGCCGGATAAGTTACTGGCGAAACATCATACACCTTGTCTATTCTTGTAATAATCCTTTTCATTCTACCTTCTTTCATTTGCCAATTATCTCCATTTTCCTTTAATGAAAAAGCAAAAGAAGATTGGTAAATATCACCTCGTTTAATTAATTTCATCACATCTTCGGCTGCATTTGTTTCTGGGGGATCAATGGTGTATACCAATGAATTACCATCCCTTTTTATTTGCAGCGTGTTGTTTTTAACCCTACCAAGCACAATGTTTTGATCGTGGTTAAATAAAGCAGCAGCTTCTGAAAAATCAGCTTCGTTAAAAGCATCCATATCAATTTCCTCGTCAAAAGAACCCATGTCATAGGATCTGTTTAAGGAAGATGCTATTCCGATTATTTTTCTTTCCTCTGCATTACTCTTAAACTCAATATTAAAATATCTTCTTTCCATTTGGTTATTATTTGACCTATCTTCCATTATTTTGTTAGCCGTTCTTTCTGCCCAAGGTAACATAGTTGAACCACCCCAAGCATCGTACATTATTGAGCCACATATCTCATTATCGTTTTCATCAAAATACTTTCCTTGGTCGTACACTTTAGCACGACTTAAAAAGCTATAAGTGCGTATGACTTCATCGTCCGAAAGTTCTTGTCTGCTTGACAACTGCTTAGCTCTTGACCAGCCCACGGAAGTTCCACACTTAGAACCATTCTCTTCTTTATGCTGCAATGCTTTCTTTGCTGCATTAGTTGCTGATTGAGGATAGTTTTTATATGGCATTACTGTGCATTTTGAGATTTAGGTTCTCCAGCAGGAACTTCCCTACTGTTAGATGCTAATGGCATACCAAACTTATCACCGCCTTCGTATGGGTTAAATCCTTCAAGATTTCTTATTTCATTAGGAGCAATGGCTCTTATATTGTAAAGTTTAGTATAAAACTCTGCTCTTGCCATAACATCACCACGGTACAATTCATCGAGATCTAATTTAACATAGTATTTACCCCAATCTTTTTGTGGAAATAGCTTTGTGTTAAATTCATTCTCAATTCGCTTAGTCCACGCTCTTAAAGTGTACTGAACAAATATTCTGTTTAATATCTCAATGTTTGTTGTAGATATATTATTGTTTCCTAAAAGCAAAAAGCCTGGAACACCAGTAAGATTAGATATATCCTCAATAGTCAATTTTCTTGCATCAATATCTGCTGCTTCTAACCTTGAGGCAATTGGCTTAAACTTAAATCCAGCCTGTAGGAAGGCTACACCCTGTTGATTGTTAGGTCCGGAGTGTTTATCTGCCCAAGACTTCTTAATAACATTTAACTGATCTTCGTTTAAGATTAAATCTGTTTCAACAGTTCCACTTAAATTAGTTCCTTTAGCATAAATGTCATTACCATAGTCAATTTCATGTAATGCTCTTGATAAAGTTGTTTTACCAGCCTCAATCAAACTCTTACCCCAATAACCGTTCTCACTAAATGATTTAATGTGTAAAACCTCTAAAGAACTATAAATTTCCGTACTACCTTCTAATTTATAATAAAACTCATCGTTTATCTTGTACATTTCCCAAGGAACATCAACTAAATGTAAATTAATTACATTTCCTGCTTGGTTTCTGTTTGGTATAATGAGAACATTGCCACTTTTGGTAGTCATTGAACCATTTACCGCCTGTCTTATTATAGCTTCACGAAAACTAAAAGTATCGTATTTGCTTGATGGTCTGTATTTGATTAAAGAGTACAAAGGATGACTTATTGCCTCAACAACATTGCCATCAGCTTTAGTTTCGTATATAGAGAATGGTAAAGATGCAATTTGCTCACTCAAAATAGATAATGCTCTAAAATAAGCTGGTATAGACAAAGATGTTTCATGACTAACCCTTCTTTGGTTAGTTCCAAACAATTCTTGGTACAATTTCCAGTCTTTGGCAGGACCAAGATTGGTAATTCTACTTCTTTTAATGAATTTTACTATTTTATTCAAAAATTCCATACTGCAAAGATGATTATTAATAATTTTATATGCAAATAAAAAAATTAACCAATTATCAAATTAAAATCTAAATTAATTTTGTTCTTAGGGTCAATAGCCTCGCCAATAGCCATGGCTGCTGCAACCATACCATCTATTTTCTCATTAGATTTCCTTTTATCAAACTTAACTAATCCTGTAGAATTTATTATTAATGCTACATTTGATAACATCCACTTTGCTACCGGATCACCATCGTGAAATACTTTTTTGCCTGTTATCATTTTCTCAAACTCACAGATAGGTGTATTCATCTCTGGAAAACTTTGTGGGAAAGGTCTTACGTTAACTCCTCTTTCTTGTAATGAAATAACAACGTGAGTTGCTCTCCAGGGGTCATAAGCAAGGCTTCTAATATTGTATTTTTGAAATAATAGGTAAATATCGTTAATAATGACATCGTTATCTACAATATTACCATTAGTTACCTTAATACTGCCATTTAATGCCCAATCCATGTAAGGTACACCATCCCTAAGACTTCTTTCCTTTACATTATCTTCTGGAATCCAATACTTCCATATTAGAAAAGCTGGTTTACCATCAAACTCTGGGAAGAATAAACAAAAAGCACTAATATCAATAGTTTGAGCCAAGTCAAGTCCACCAAAGGCTGGTCTGTTTAATAAAAAGTCATCTTTTGGCTTCATTTCGCATTCATTCCACATATTTTCGTTAATCCATGTAGCATGAGTATTTGTCCAAAAGTTTAAATTCTTGGTCATAAAGCCAATTTGCTTGGCTGCACCTTCATTTATGGCTTTTGTGTATTGGTCTTGTAAATAACCCATACCAATAGTCACATTCATAGAAGGATTAGACTTTACCCAGTTTTCACTATTTTGCCAATCGTCATCCTCGTCTAAGGAAAATATTAAAGGAAACACCGCATCATCATGTTTGTGGCCTTTAATAATATCTAAACAGACTTTTCTTAACTGGTAACACGGACTTTCTTTATTAAATCCAGCAGTAGTAGTAATTAGTATTAATGGTTGAGTTCTACTACCAATACCACTTTCCATAATTTCTAAAACCGAACTGTCGGGATGAGCGTGAAATTCATCCACTATAGCCACATGGGGATTTAGTCCATCTAAAGTTTTGGCATCAGATGACACAGGAATCATCTTAGAATTAGAACCAGTAGAGTAAATTGAGTGCGCTCTTACTTGAACCATCTTGTTAACCGCAGGACTATCCTTTTTTAAATAATCCAATATTACTTTTGCGGCATCCCAACATATCCTTGCCTGGTCACGGGTAGTGGCAGCAGTATAAATCTCTGCACCTTTTTCTTGATCAAGAATAAAACAAGCAACCGCAGTAAGAGCAGCAGTCTCTGTTTTTGCATTTTTTCTTGATATTTCTAAGTAAACCTTTCTAAATCTACGTTTTTTATCAATTTTACGCTTCCAACCAAAGATCATAGCCCAAAAGAACTCTTGCCATGCCATAACATTGACATTCATAGCTGCATACTCACCTTTAGTCAATCTACATACCTTCATAAAGGAAATATAGGTGTCAGCAGCCTTTTCGTCATAATAGTAAGGAAAATTAGCATTTTCAGACTTCTTTACGTCATCATAGTGTCTTTTAATAGCTAACTTGGCATACTCACCAATCAATTCTTTCTCTAAGTCAAACATTATGCGTTCTTAATTAACTTCATGATTGGGTCTTCTTCCTTTTTGTCTGCTCTGTTAAAGTATTCAAGCTTCAACCTTGCCTTCGGGTCAAGACCAAACCTATCAGACATATCATTGTAAATCTCAACCGACTGTTTAAACATCGTCCACTCTGGAGAAATCTGTTGAACACCATTAGGGTAAACAACCACACCATCGTTTTTTAAAATATTGTTAGCAGCGTGTTGGATTACAGTCAACAACCTTGCCAACATATTAATAGCAATTATGTCAACATTGTAACTTGCATCAGCAGATTCAAGGTGCTTTTTTACCAATTCAACCGTATTCTGCTCATCATCAGTTAAATCAAATGGATTATGAGCAATTATAGCTTGAGGTGTAATTCTTTTAACTCTACTTGGTTTTAAAGTACCTTGTAAATCTTTCAACTTCTCTGTTTTCATTTTAATTTACTTTTTTGTTAATAATAGCCGTAATTACGTTTTCCCTGCACTCCGGAAGGTAATAACCATCAGAACTTGGTATTCTTGCTGGAGCATAACCTTTTCCTTCCATATTACTCTTCACATGATGACAACGTTTGCACAAAGTAAGCAAGTTTCGCTCATCGTAAGGATGACCACCTTCCAAGATTCTAACAACGTGATCCGCAATGCCATTGTTGTTTCCATCAGAGCAATCTGTAAAAATGCCTTTGACCTCGCAAACCTCACACATTGGTTTCCTTGTCTTTTGCAAATGGCGAATCCGTTTCCAAATCTGAGAACCATAAAATTTATTTTCTTGCTTGTCTTGGTGAGGCCTACGCTTTGGAGACTCATTAAACCTACGACATGATCTATTGTTTAATACTGGCATATCACAAAAGTACAATTATTTTTTTATACCCACCATTGATATTTTTGGATTGACTTGAAAACGTG